CGTTGAGGATCTGATCCATCTGGACTTCGACCATATCATACCGCTTGAGGATATTGTTGATCACATAGTCCTTGCCACTGCCGGGACCGCCGAGGATGAACATGGCTTTGGATTCGTTCATAGCTTTATGTACCTTGTCGTGGATTTCTGCCCCGACTTTCTTATTAGAATAATGACTGATAAATTCGTCGCGCTTGCCTGACTTGGCAAGACCGCGCAGCTTGGATGCCGACATGCCTTCGGCACCTTCGGCGTCAGGGTCACGATGACCAGCCGACTTCACATCAATCTTCTTGAAGTTGTATTCCTTGCCGTTGTAGTTGTTCAACAGCTTGTGGAATTCTCCGACACGATCATCACCGACAACCATGGTTGCGTGAGTGTGTCCTTTGGATTCCAGATGTTTGAGTGCGTGGATAGCCGAGCGCACTTCGGGATGGGAAACGATATTGGCTGTGGGGAACAGCTTCTTCATCGCGCCCACCTTATCTCCGTGGGAGAGTGGGTTCTTCTTGGCATCCTGAGTATGGGATGGGAATATGTAGTGTGCGCCGCCTTTCTCTTTGGCGTGGGACTGAACCGCACTGACCAGCTTGCCGTGACCGGCTTCTGTGGGTGGGTTAAATCTACCGAAGGTGAATGTAGCGTGACTCATATTACCAACTCTGTGTGGTTATCTAACCTGTTATTTAGTCTTTTTCATGGTGTTGATACCACCAGCATTGAGATTGGCAGCAGAGAATCCACTCTTGCTGCGGTTCACTAGCTTCGTGGGTTTGGATCCCACAATGGCAACATGCCCTTCAGGACCAGACTTCTTACCGGCGATTGAGTGTTCAAACTCGTCCGACTTGGAGAGTGCCTTGACTAGCACATTCTTCGCACCCTGTAGATGCTTGTGGACGGCGAGGGTGTTCTTGAACGCGCCCCGGTTCGCATCCACATGCCTCAACATATCCTGCTTTGCCCCTTCAATCCGTTCCTTCGCCGCAGGGGTCTTGACCAATGCTTTCTTGGCATCGTGCTTGTTGCTGATATGAGTCGCCAGACCGTCTACCGAGGGTGTGGTTCCTGACCTGACGGTGGCATTGATATAGGTCTTGACATGATCCCTGACCGGATGATCCAGATGGGAGAAGTCTTTCCCCTGTGCGGCATCCTTGGCTTTCTTGATATGGGAGAAGAACTTGACCCTTGCTTCGGGTGCGTATTCTGCCGCATTGTGCTTAGTATGAGTACCTATGATATGCGCATCGTCGTGGGTCTTGAAATCGGAGGTATCAGGAGCGAAATGGGCTTTCAGGTTCGCGATAGAATCGCCCTTGTATTCGGTGTGGACTGCCACCCCAATCTTGGCTTTCCCTACCTTCTGTCCAGTCGGAGAGTCCTTCTTGACCGAATACTTGATCGTGTTCGGCTTGAAGGAGTGGTGGGTCTTGGAAGTCTCCACATCCCCATGAGAATACATCACATCGCCCTGATAGATTTTACCCGGTGGTGTGACCTTTGGAAGATGGGTGAGTGCGCCCTTGAGCTTGGCGGCAAGACCGGGAGAATGCCCATGGTTCTTGTCTACATCCTCATGAGTGTAATTGATCTTAGGCGTTTTGTTGAACGCCGATTTGGAGGAGACAAAGAATTTCTTGGTTTCGGGGTGAGTGCCGAAAACGATAGCAGGCGCACCATCATATTTGGTGGTGACTTTGACTGGTGTTTTATGCCCTAGAATGGCATGGTGGACGCCGACGAGGGTACGGGCGGCGTGATGTGCGCCCTCTTCCCCTGCGTTGATTACATGGTCTTCGGCGTGTTCCAGATGAGAAAGTTTCTCGGTATCTTCGACTGCTTCGGCAATGAACTGGTTGAAATGCTTGATCATCTTCCTTCCGCACTGTGGGAGTGGATGATCTATTTAGCATTATTCGATCATTCGATCCAGCGATTGTTCGATAGAGTAGCCGGGGTTGAACCCCAAATTATAGAGCTTGGAGCAATCCATGGCAAAGGACTTGACTTGGACCTTCTTGTGGAATTCCTTTTGTTTGATGATCTTGATCTGGCTCTTAGAACCTATGTGCTTGTGAGAATAGTCAATCAGGTCTTTGAAGACGCACGCAGGTTCCGTGCCAATGTTGTAGACCTCATTCAGATTACCCCGGCGCATGACCATGTTCAGAGCATACGCACAATCCCATACATCCATGTAGGTCCGGTGGAACTGTCCGTTTTCGTAGAGTTCGATATCCCGGTCTTCCTTCATTTCGTTGATCAGGTATTGGAGCGCATTCTTCTGCTTGGAAGCTCCCTTATCTCCCGGTCCTATGATGTTACACAGACGCAGGATCCGATAGTTCAATCCGAAAGTCTCGGCAAAGGAAACGAGCAACTGTTCGGCTGCGTATTTGGTGATGGAGTAGAATCCGGCTGGACGACACTCTTCGTCTTCACCAGTAGGACCGGCGCGTTCGAAACCCCTGCGTTCACCATAGACAAACCATGAGGACACGAAATTGAACACACCCTTGGGATTGTTCTTGTGCCAGCTATCCAATGCTTCCGTGAAGGTGAGTAGATTAGTCTTTACATCCAGTGTCGGGTCGGTGAAGACATTGTAGTTGTGGGTGGTGCTGATCAGATACAGGATATCTGACCTCATATAAGGATTCGGGCGACGAGAGTATCTTGGCGGGAGCCAGATATTGTCGTTGTCCTTGTATCGCTTTACGAACGCACTACCGACAAAGCCGGTATGCCCAAATACGGTCAGGTCCATTGCGAGAGAACCTGTTCGAAATAGTTGAAAATCTCGGTATCGTAATGCGGTGCGGCACCCACAAAGAACACATTACTCAGAGCAAGATTCGCATTCGGGAACTTCTTGTAGTCATCCAGATGTTTGTAGCCGGGATGTAACAGGATGTTGCCTGCGAAGTAGTTGCGGGTCTGAATCTTACGAGCTTCAAAATGATCCTGAAGTCGATTCTTGATTATGGGAGTGTCACACAGGATCGGAACACCAAACCACGATACTTCGGCTTCATCCAGATTTGTGATGACTCTCACACCGGGAACATAGGTTTCGATCAGGGTAGAGATAATGTCATAGCTCTCCCTGCGCCGGGAGTGAATCTCGTCAAACTTGTCTAGCTGAACGGATCCAATAGCTCCTTGGAAATCGAGAGGCTTGAGGTTGTAGCCCATTTGGGTAAAGATATACTTATGATCGACCACTCCCTCGTAGTCGGGGAGCCACTTAGAAAAACGTGTTCCACAAGATCCGCAAGGCTTGAGATTGGCGGCTCCGACGCAGACACAATCGCGTCCCCACCATGAGAATTGTCGAGCAATCTTGATGATTTCTTCATTGTCGGAACAGACCATGCCGCCTTCGCCGGTAGTAATGTGATGCGCAGGGTAGAAGGATGTTGACCATGCGGTGTAGAAATTGGTGAGCCACTTATGATCCCACTTAGTTCCGAGGGAGTCACAGTTATCACCAATCAGGATGATCCCCGCATCGTCGCACATGCGCTTGAGTTCATTCATGTCGGGTGGATTGCCCAACACAGGAGAGACAAAGATAGCCACGGTGTTCTTGCGAATCTTCCGTTCTACTTCCATCAAGTCAAAGTTCAGTGTGTCGAGTTCGATATCGGCAAACACTGGCTTCATGTTGTTCTGAACGATTGGGGCAATGGTGGTCGGAAACCCAACAGGGGAGACAATGATTTCCGCGTCATCACCCCAACCGTAAAACTTCTTGAGGGCTGCGATCATGACCAGATTCGCAGAGGAACCTGAGTTGACCATGTGCGCCCATTTGACGCCAAACTTGCGAGCAAACTTCCACTGGAACTTCGCAACCTCTTCACCTGTGACAAGCCACTTGCCGGTCAGGAAGGTCTTGAGTGCGACTTCGATTTCCTTGTTGTCAAAGAAAGGACCGGAGTAGTAGACTGGTGTTTTGCCGGGTTCGAAATTCGCGGCAGCGTTATACGCCCAAGGCGGCAAATCCTTGGCTAGTTCTTCGATGTAGAAGTGCCGTTGTTCGGGAGTAAGCATCATGTCTCCAATAGTGCTAGTAGATATTGACCATAGGCTGACTTCTCACATAGAAGTGCGGTTTCGCTTAGAGCATTGCGATCAATCCAACCCTTATTATACGCTATTTCGTGTGGATTGCCAACCATGAATCCCTGATGTTTCTGTATCATCTGGATTAGATTTGAGGCTTCCAGCAATGCGTCGGGTGTGCCGGTGTCGAACCAGATGGATCCTCTCGGCATTTTAATCGCAGTTAGAGCACCATCTTTCATATATGTTTTCACAAGATCGGTTATTTCTAATTCGCCGCGCTTGGATGGCTTGAGCATTCTCGCCCGCTGAAAAACCGACTTATTGAAAAAATAAAGTCCAGTTATAGCCAAGTCACTTTTTGGCTTCAGGGGTTTCTCTTCCATATCAAGGACTTCCCCGTTCCCTGCTAATTGAACTACACCGAATCTTTCGGGGTCTTTGACTTTTGTGGCTATAATGGTGGTAGACGCATCATTGGTAGCCCTCGAAAGGATTTCGGTCATTCCGGCACCATAGAAGATGTTATCGCCTAGAATTAGAGCGAAGCGAGTGTATTCTCCATACTCAATCCAGTCATCGACCACATTAAACGCATCGGCAATTCCACGCGGTTGATCTTGCTTGGCAAACTCAATATGAATACCCATTCGCTCTTCGGCATCCCACAGAAGAGATTTGAACACATCAGATTCTTCGGGTGTGGTGATGATGACGAAATCTCTAATCCCGGCTAGCATAAGCGTAGACAGGGGATAGTAGATTAGCGGCTTGTCGTAGATCGGGAGAACCTGTTTGGTTGTCGCGAAGGTTGCTGGATACAGCCGGGAGGACTTTCCACCAGCGAGAATTATCCCGAGTGTTTTCGACATGAGTTCACCCATTCCATATTATTGCGATACCATTTTACCGTGTCTTTTAGTCCAGACCAAAAATTGATTGTCGGACGCCAACCAATCTCTCTTTCGATCTTACCTATATCTAGGTCGTATCGGAAGTCGTGCCCTTTGCGATCAGGGACGAAGGTGATGAAGTCGTTTGGTAGACCCATGAAACTCAGAATGACTTCCGCAACTTCCAGATTAGTCTTCTGAACGCCGCCACCAATGTTGTATCTCTCACCGATTATTCCGTTCCTGATAATCTCGATAAGAGCATCGCAATGGTCCTGAACATGAATCCAGTCGCGAATGTTCATTCCGGTTCCATAGACCGGAATCTGCTCACCAGCCATTGCTTTGCGAATTACCGTAGGAATGAACTTCTCGGCGTGCTGGTAAGGACCATAGTTGTTTGAACAGTTGGTGATGATCGTGCGTAGACCGTGTGTATGATGATACGCCATGACCAGATGATCGGACGCGGCTTTGCTCGCCGCGTAGGGCGAGCGTGGGGCGTAAGCAGTTTTCTCGGTAGATGGCGAATCCCACGCATCCAACGAACCATAGACTTCATCGGTCGATACATGAAGGAAAAAGGTCTTGGGACAGACTCGCTTTACACATTCCAGAAGATTCATCGTCCCGAATACATTCGTCGTGAAGAATGGTTCGCTATTCAGGATGGAGTTGTCCACATGCGATTCGGCAGCGAAATTGATGATGGTGTGGGGTTTGTGTTTCTCTAGGATTTGTTCGATCTGACGACGAGAACCAATATATCCATAGACGAATTCGTAGCGAGAACTTTCTTGTAGATCCTGAAGTGTGTCTGGATTAGCCGCGTAGGTCAGCCCATCAAAATTCACAACCTTGTCTGATTCTTCCATTAGATAGCGACGAATGAAGTTGCTACCTATGAAACCCATACCACCGGTTACTAAAATAGACATAACGAAACCTCAGTGTTTATCGACCATCAACCTCAAGTAGAGAGGACCACCGCCAACCCCGGCGACTGTTCCATCGCGGAACTGGAAATGTAGTGTAACTGGCACGCCGTTGATCCTTGCTTCGACTTCGATGTTTGTGTATTGTCTGATCCTCTCACCGGGAACTTTTGGATTTAGGTTGAGGTACCGGTAGCAAGTCTTGTCCACTCCCGATACAACGACTTTCGCTTTCTTCGTTGTCGTCTGCGAGACAAACACATCGTTTTGCTTTCTCTTGTACACGATAACCACATCAGTTCCATGAGCATCGGAAACCAACTTCTCTAGATTTGACTTGACTTTGGTGTAGTTTGGTATTGCTGTTTGAGCAACCCAATCCTTACCATACAAACCCATTCCATTAGCACCACCGTCCAGACCGAAATATTCATACGCGCTCTTTCTAGTGGCTTTGTCTTTGAAGTATTGACCCACACCACCGTTGATAATGAAATAGGTACTGGACATTTTTAGCGACAGATACAGCATGTCTTTCTTATTTTTCTCAAGAGTGAGGTCCGCAACAGTTTTTCCGGTAGAGTGCGTTATCACGAAACTGGTATCGTTGAATACCATCTTCCTCTTCATGTTGTTTTTGCCGGGGTCGTCAACTACAGTTCTGTCGGTTGGTTTGATAGAAATAACCTTTTCAAGCTCCTTGATAACATCGGGATGCTTGAACTCTTCGGAACCGTTGTAGTAGTTCATCAAGTCGATCTTCAATTCACCTTCGAAATCTCGCCCACCCTGACCTTTCACCTTTTCTGCTTTGAAAATGATGCTGATGCCAATACCCAAATCTAAAACTTGAGAGGCTTTTGGTCTTGGCGCGTTCTTAAATTTGATATCCTGTTTCTTGAAGACACTTTCAAGCTTTGCCTTGGAAGCTGCCCTGTCTTTTGACTTGAGCCATATATCTACGCCCACCCGAGTCTTTTTGACTTCGAATTTGTCCTTGGGGAGATTAGTTTTGATCAGCTTCAAAACACGATCTTGTATTGATACTGCTTTTGCCATTAGACCGTGAACCCGCCGAATTTGTTGCCGCCCTTCGTAGGACCGCTAGCCTTTGAATGTTGTTGACCCGAATCTACGATATTCTTCTGTGCGCTCAAGTCAAGATCATACAGTCTCATCTTCGACTTGTCAATACCCACAGTGAATCTCTTATTTAGCGTCATGTCAGCATAGCGATTCTTCAACTGTTTGACCATAATCTGATTGAGAGCCGCCAATTCATCAGTCGAAATCAGGGCAAACATGAAGTCTGCCGTCGCAGGCAAGCCAAAGGATTCCGAGGTATCTTCCATGCCGGGATCTGAATTGGTGAAACCGGAACGGTTAGTCTGTGTCGCAGTAACAACAGGAACATCCCACTCGACTGCCAGCCCACGGAGTTCTTCTGCGATTGCCTTGATGTAGGTGTAGGAGTTGATATTTGCGTGTGGCTTGATGCGGAAGGACGCGCAGATGTTCAGGTAGTCCACAAAGATCACATCGGGAACGAAGTTCCGCTTGAGCTTGAGGTCTAGCAGGAGCGCACGAATATGACCGGTATGCGCGGTTGCGGTTGGGTATTCCTTGATAACCAGCTTACCCTTCGTCTTGCTCATGATACTCGTCATG